GTATTATGACTGTAACAGTCGCTGGTCATGGATTCATGAACAATGACAGAGTTAAGTTTGATACTGGAGCAATATCACTGAAGTGTTCTAGAGATGCTTATCGTCAAGCACACGCATATCCTCGTGTATCAGATCCTATTCATGGCAAGTGGGTATCTATTGCAAGTACTACTGTTAATACATTTGCGGTAGATGTTGGTAAGACTGGTCCTAATGATCAATTTGATCACGCATTCCACAGTGCAGTCACAGGTGGTATTAAGAAACAGACTGGATATATTACTCTTCAAGTTGGTATATCAACTGATACAACTGAGCATCGTTATGACATCATGGGTGGTCATCAGGCAACTAATGCTGTGACTGCTGGTGGTAATTACGCTCATACCTTCACTGGTGCAACTACTGGTGCTGTTCAGTACGGTGGTAATTACGCACATTCCTTTGTATCTGCTGCTTCTAGTGCAATATACATTGATTCTTGGTCTGGTGCAGCATTAACTCCAACAAATGCAGTATACAATCCTGGTACAGGTGTTCTACAATTTACTGTTCCTAATCATGGATTAGTAAAACCTGAGAACTTTAAGTTAGCAGGTGTTGGTGTTACTTGCATATATGGTGCTAAGACTTATCCTAGCGGTGTTCAAGGTTACTATTACACTGTAAGATCTGTAGGAACTACTACATCCTTTACCACATTTGTTGGTGTATCTACACTAGCACATCCTTATACAGGTGGTGGTACAGTAAGAGTTGGTTTAACAACTAACATCTACCCTGATTATGATCAGACACTAGATGTAACTGGTATTATTTCTGCTAAGACATTTAGAATGAATGCTGGTATAAGTACTATTCACCACTCTTACGCTGCTGGTGGTACTATTGCTCCTTGGCATGATCTAACCTTTGGTTCTGGTTATAATCAGAATTCTGGAGTATTAGAAGTATGCATTCATGATTACAATGGTATTGGAACAGATGCTCATGCAACAGCAACCGTTGGTGCTGGTGGTACTTTAATATACGACATAAGTGCTGCTGGTACTTTATACAGTGATACTACCACATTAGATGTTGCTGATCCTAATGGATACAACTTAGCAATTACTGGATCATATAGAGAAGGACTTGGTAATACTACAACTACTGGTGTTGGTGCTTCTATTACTGTTGATATTATTGGATTATCTACAAACTATGTTGGATACTCTACAGGTGATACCTTCAAATTGAATGAGGTTTATATATGGAAGATGACTAAGTTTGGTTATGGATTTAAGAAGGGTGATAAGTTTAACTTAGTTGGATTATCTACTGATCCTGATGCTGGTGATTTATTCATACCATTTGAAATTGAAGTAGTTAATATCTTTAATGATGATATTGCATCATGGCAGTTTGGTAATATTGACTATATTGATAATATTAAACCTTATCAAGATGGTGCTAGATTGAGATATCCACTATATTATCAAGATCAGTTAATCAGTTTTGAGATTGATAATAACGATCCTGATTCTAGAGAGATTGATCTTGCACCTGTATTGATGATATTTGTTAATGGTGTTTTACAGGAACCAGGTGTACATTACAGCTTTAGTGGTGGTACATCTGTAAGTTTTGAGACCGCACCTACAGTAGAGGATGATGTATTCATCTTCTTCTATCGTGGAACAGTTGGTAATGACAGTATATTATATGATGTTAATGAAGTTATTAAGATTGGTGATGACTTAGAACTCTTTAAGAGTGATGAGTTAGAACTTAACAGAGTTGCTATTAATGCATCTAACTTTGCACAACAGGAAGAAAGAATTGTTATTAACATTGCTAGTGCATCTGTTGTAGAAACTCCATTCTATCAAGGTTCTGGTGTCAATAATGACAACTACAAACCATTTAGATGGAATAAGCAGAAGCAAGATAAAGTATTTGGAGGTGGTATTGTATCTAAAGCAAGAGATACATTAGAGGCACAAATTGTTCCTACTGCTAATGTTATTGCTGGAGTTGCTGATACTGCAACTGAAATATTTGTTGACCATACTGAAAGGTTCAGAGATCTTGATGGCAACTTAACTGATGACTTTGGACTTTTTGTATATGGTGTTGGAGTTGGTACAACTGCTACTGCTGGTGTTAACTGGGAGATTTGGAATGATATTGATTCTCAGAATTCAGATGTTCAAGGATATGCAGGTGTTGTTACTGGTATTACAACCTCTGCTGGTATAGGAACTGATCTTGGTATTGTGTTCCAATTAGACATGAATGCATTGGTTAACTCTGAAAATACATCATATGTTCAGCAATTTAAGGAAGGATATCCATTCAAACTATTTGGATCTGGTATCAATCCTGCTGCTGGAGTTATTACCAGTATTGATTCTCATGATACTGATCCAATTGGAATATCAACCTTTGATGTTGATAATATATACTATGCACATGCATTATCTTGGGATGGTAGTGCTAGAACAGGTGTTATAACATCTAACATCCACTCTGGTACTGATGTTACGGGGTTAGTTGGTGTTGGATCAACTGCATTCCCTGCTGCAAGATTTACATGGGGACGCTTTGGGGCAGCAGTTAGAGATGTTGGATATCCAATCACAATTGCTCAAACTGGTAGGAACTATAATCCAGATTTGGATGAGTTCCCTATTGTTAAGAGGACCAATATAGGTCTTAGGAACACAGGAGCACTTGGAAAAACCTTATAAATACCAAAATAGTAAGACCTTTAATTAAGAAATTGCAATGGCAGCAATTATAACCGACCAGTTTAGGATTATCAACGCTAATAACTTCATGGATGATGTTACTAGCGGAAATAACTCTTACTATGCTTTCCTAGGACTGGCAAATCCAACTTATGCTGGATTTGGAAGAACGGATACTTGGAATAGCACAACATTACAACCACCATCTCCTACAGATAGTATTGAGTATAACAATCATGTCTATGACACGATGTTATTTGGTAGAAAGGTCTTTCCTGGTGATGTTAGAAGGTTGGTTAAAAAGATTACATGGACTAAGGGTACATCTTATGACATGTATCGTCATGACTATAATTCACAAAATAGGTCATTAGTTTCTAACTCAAGTAGACTTTATTCATCCAACTATTATGTGATGAATAGGGATTATAGGGTTTATATTTGTATTAATAATGGTGCTGCTGGTATATCTACCATAGCAAGTGCATCTTTGGATGAACCTACATTTACTGATCTTGAACCAGCTGCAGCAGGTGTAAGTGGTGATGGTTATCTTTGGAAATACTTATTTACTGTTCCTCCTGCGGATATTGTTAAATTTGACTCTACTGAATATATTGCAGTTCCTAATGATTGGAGTACATCAGATAATGCTGATGTAACTGTTGTTAGGAATAATGGTGATTCTGATACGAATAGTAATCAGATTAAAGTAGTATCAATCGATGAATCTGGAACTGGATATAGTTTCTTGTCTAGTCCCATTGAGGTGGATATTATTGGTGATGGAAGCGGAGGTAAAGTTAGGATACTAACAAATACTAATGGTCAAGTGATTTCCGCACAGGTAACTAATGGAGGTAAAGGGTATAGTTATGGAAGGGTTGATCTTTCTTCTATCAATAGTAGTGCTACTAAATTTGCTAAACTTACTCCAATCATTCCTCCGTCATTAGGACATGGTTATGATCTTTATAAAGAACTTGGAACTGATAAGGTTCTAATTTATACTAGATTTGATGCATCATCGTATGATTTTGCTACAGATACAGTATTTGCTCAAGTCGGATTAATTAGAAACCCAACTGCTATTGGTGCAGCAGGTACTAATTTCTTACAGACTTCTGAATTTTCATCTCTTAAAGCGTTTAAGTTTACAGGAGACACATCACAGGTACTTGGAATTGGAACAGCAATCACGCAAAATATCACTGGAGTCGGCACTGCAAGGGGATATGTTGCTTCTTATGATATTGACACTAAGGTTATTAAATACTTCCAAGACAAGTCCTTGGTAATGAATCAATCGACCTTTGACAATACTGATGCTGTGAATGTAAATACTCAAGCACCAGTGTTGAATTTCCAGTCAACTGCTGACGCAGTTACTAGTACTGCATTCAGTGTCAATGTGGATCAAACCTTTAGTGGTATCTCCACAACAACTCCTTCTGGTAAAGTTGTAGACCTCGGTGTACAATTTACAAATGGTATTGCTAATGAGGAGATAAATAAACGCAGTGGAGAGATTATTTACCTTGATAATAGACCTGCTATTACAAGGAATTTGAGACAAAAAGAAGACATTAAGATCGTATTAGAGTTCTAAACAATGCCACAACAGACTAATCTGAATATAAGTCCCTATTACGACGACTTTGACAGAACCGACAATTACCACAGAGTTCTGTTTAAACCAGGATTCCCTGTTCAGGCTCGTGAACTTACGACTCTGCAATCTATTATGCAGAATCAGGTTGAGCAATTTGGTAGTCACATATTTAAAGAAGGGTCTGTAGTAGTACCAGGTGGTGTAACTTTTGATGAGCAATATTTCGCAGTTAAGTTAGACGCAACACATTTAGGAACAGATGTAGAAGTTTATATTAAAGAATTAATAGGTAAAAGAATTAAAGGTGCAACATCTCAAATTACAGCAAAAGTAGTTAATTATCTTCTTGCTGCAGATTCTGATGAAAGCGTACCAACATTATATGTAAAATATCAGCAGTGTGGTCCTAGTGGAGATTTTTCATTCTTCCAAGATTCTGAATTACTGTTATTGGAAGATCCAGTCACTTATGGAAATACAACTTTAAATTCTGGATCATCTTTTGCATCTACTATTTCCTTAGAGTCATGTATTACTGGATCTGCTGCAAGTGTTAGTTCTGGTGTATATTTTATTAGAGGTAATTTTGTTAGGGTTAATCAACAGACTATTATATTAGAACAATATTCTAATGGTCCATTTTTTAGAGTTGGATTGCAAGTAGTAGAAAAGACAGTAAATGCTAAGGATGATCCAGATCTATATGATAACGCTAAAGGATTTTCAAACTATGCTGCTCCAGGTGCAGATAGATTAAAGATTGAACTTGTTTTAACTAAAAAATCATTATATGATTCCAATGATACTGATTTCGTTGAAATCATGCGTATCAGGGCAGGTAGAGTAGAAAAACATGCTAATAAAGATACGCAATATAATTTAATTAGAGATTATATCGCTAAAAGAACTCATGATGAATCTGGTGATTATACATTAAATCCTTTCTTTATTGATGTTAAAAATAGTCTTAATGATAGACAGGGTAATGATGGTATATACTATGCTAATGAAACTACTCAGGAAGGTAGCACACCCAATGATGATCTTGCATGTGTAAAAATATCTCCAGGTAAAGCATATGTTCAAGGATATGAGTGGAGTACAGCAGGACAAGTTATTGATGTAGATAAACCAAGAACAACTCAAGAAGATTTTATTAGAGAAGCATTCTCCTTTAGAATGGGGAATTTTGTCAGGGTTAATAATGTTGCTGGTATTACTACATTTAGAAATACTATTGATTTAAATGCAAAGACTTCATCTTCTGCTACAACAAAGATTGGTGAAGCAAAGGTATATAATTTTGGTTTAGTAGATGATAGTTATAAGAATGCATCTACTGAATTTGATCTTCATTTATTTGATGTTCAGACATATACAGTATTACATTTAAATGATAATGTAACTGCTAGTGAGGTTAATGTATCAGCATATCTTAAAGGAGATCAAACTGGTGCAACAGCATATGCTGTGGGTACTGGTTCTAGTAGCATTACAGTAACACAAACTTCTGGAGTATTCCAACCAGGTGAGCAACTTATTGTTAATGGTAGAAAGCAGAATGTATCCAGAACTATTGAGAGGGTACAAACTTATAGTATGAATGATGTTTCCAGTTTTGCACAATCTGGTAATTCATTCACTGCTGATAAAAAGTTAAATGATAAGGTTCCTTTTGGATTTACTGCTGCTGACCAAGTAAGAATAACAACTGGTGGTACAGTAACATGTCCAGGTAGAACATTTGAAAGATTTAAACCTTATGATATTATTAGATATCAGTTACAAGGTTCTAGCGTAGTAAGACAGAATATTGTATCAGCAGTTGCTAGTGATGGCGGTTCTATGACCGTTGTTGCAGATGCTAATGTTAGCAACTTATATGATGGTGGTCTTCCAGGATCAAATTTTGAAGGTCCAATTAGAATCGGTGTCCAAGATTTAGGTGCTCAACCTAAGAGTGGATTATTCTTACCTTTACCTAAGAAGAATATCTCAGATTTAGACTTTACTGGGTCTGAAATACACTTCTCTGAGCAAGTAACTGGAGAATCTACAGATGGTAATGGTGTTCTTGTAGTTCCTATTTCATCAGTAGGTATTGATGACTGTAGTTTTGTAGCATTTGACCAAGAAAGATATCAGGTACAATATTCTAATAAAACTATTGCAACTATAGATCAATCTCAAGTAGAAATAACTGCTACTACTTTAACTATCAATGGTTTATTATTCTCTCAGAGTAATGTTACAGTTAATGTAACTGTTGCTAAGGGTAATATTAAGAATAAAGTTAAGAATTATTTGAAGAGTCAGACTACTGATGTCATATATTCTAATAATGCAGGATCTGGTAGTAATGGTTCATCCACCCTTAATGATGGTTTAACTTCTAGTCAGTTATATGGTAATAGAGTACAAGATGATAGAATTTGTTTAAATCATCCTGATGTTGCTGAAGTAGTTTCTATCTATGAATCATTAGATACTAATGCACCTGTTTTGGACAAATTAGTATTTACATCTACAGATGCTATTTTCTCTGAGGCACTTGTTGGTGAGGATATAATTGGTGCTAGTACTAATGCTGTTGCAAGAATAATCTCTATTGATGCTGGTAATAGTAGAATTGAGGTTGTATACAAAACACAAGATAAGTTTAATCTATTAGAGACATTAAATTTCCAAGAATCAAATGCTGTTGCTATTCTTCAAGCATATATTCCTGGTAAGTTTAAAGATGTAACTGATCTTTATCTATTAGATAAAGGACAGAAAGAACAGTATTATGATTATTCTAGTATTGTTAGAGTGAATAATGGTTATGTTCCATCTAAGAGACTATTAGTTATCTTTGATAGATACGATGTTCCATCTACTGATACTGGAGATGTATTTACAGTTAATAGTTATGATGCTGAAAGATATCAAAACCATATTCCTAGAATAGGTAAATCATTAATTAGAGCATCAGATACATTAGATTTCAGACCTAGAGTTAGTGAATATACTCCTGCTTCTGCTTCATTCTCACCTTTCTATGTGGGTAGTAGAAGTTTCTCAAATGCTCCTAGAAGAATATCTACACCTAATGAATCTTCTGAATTTGGATTTAAGAGTTACTTAGGAAGAATTGATAAGTTAATTCTTAAAACTAGTGGTGCATTAGTTGTTGAGAAAGGTACTCCTTCAACTAATCCAAAACCACCAGTAGATAATCCTAGTGGTATGACATTGGCAACTATTGTTATGCCAGCATACTTATATGATATTACTGATGTTAGGGTATATCTAATAGATAACCGCCGATATACAATGCGTGATATTGGTAGGATTGAAGATAGAGTTGAAAATCTAGAGAAAATTACTTCTTTATCTTTATTGGAGCAAAAGGTTGCTACTTTACAAGTTAAGGATGCCGATGGTCTTGATAGATTTAAGAGTGGATTCTTTGCAGATTCATTTAAGTCAGCAGATTTTGTTGACGAATCATCACCTATTGATGTAGATATTGTTAAGGGTCAGATAGTACCTCTTAGAGATCTAGAATCTATTGATATGCAGTTGTTACCTGCTACGCAACAACCACCTGCAGAGATAGATCTTGATAGTAACTTTGATCTATTAGATTCTAATACCAGAAAGACTGGTAGAATGGTTACTCTTGCTTATGAAGAAGATGAAGATAACCCACTTGCTAAACAAGATTTTGCTACAAGAGTAGAGAATCTTAACCCATTCTTTGTACATAAATTTATTGGTGATTTAAGTTTAACACCAACTAGTGATACTTGGATTCATACAGAGAGAACACAGAATCTATTCACTCAAACTATCAGAAGAACTTCTTACGATACTAGATTATCGTTACAGAATATTGATGATGGATTTGGTCAGGATGAGATGAGAATGAGCACTAGTGAATCATCTAGTGTTGAGAGAGATGATATTCGTTCTGAGAATACATTTATTGCTAGTGAGACATTTGATCCATTTATTAGATCTAGAAATATTCAATTTGATTGTACTGGGTTAAGACCATTTGCAAGATATTATATTTACTTTGATGATGTCAGCACTGTTGATATAGTTCCTAAGGTTATTGGTATTGAAAATGTTATTGGATCATTTACTGTTGGTGAGACTGTAACTGCTTTAGTTGGTGGTGAAACTTACAGATTTAGATTATGCAGACCAGATCATAAAGAAGGTCCATTTAATGCTCCTACTAGAACATATGAGCAAAATCCTTTAAACAGAGACGAGACTTTACCTCAGTCATATTCTCAGGGATCTACAGCAATTAACATTGACTGTGCTGCTCTTACAAATGCTGCACAAGGAGATTTCTTTGGATTCCTTCCAACAGGAACTGTAATTGCTGGTGAGACTAGTGGTGCTCAAGCAACTATTTCTGAGATAGATTTAATGACAGATGCTTGGGGTGATCTATACGGAACAGTATGGATAAGAAATCCTAATGCTTCACCTACACCATTAGCAAGAATTAGATCTGGTGAGAGAGAATTTAAGATTACATCCAGTCAGACAAATTCTAGTGGATTAAGAGGTAGTTCATTAATATCTAATGCGTCTGCTGTTTATACTGCTGTAGGTACTACAAGAGTTATACAAACTGATGTTAGAATAACTACCCTAGAAACTACTACCGTAAGGCGTGATTACGGACTGACCTTTATTAACCGAAGGCCGCCCCCACCACCACCTCCACCACCTCCTGTTATTATTGATAATACAGTTACGATTAATAATGAAACTATTATTGATCAAACTGTTACTATCGAGAACAATAATACAGTTGTTGTTGAGTCTATACAACAGGTTCCTAATCCGATACCTGTTCCTGTTCCAGTCCCAGTTCCTGTTGTTCAATCTCAGGATGATGACCCTCTAGCACAATCATTTGTGGTAGATGAACATGGTGCTTTTGTAACTTCTGTTGATGTATATTTTGCTACTAAGGATTCTGATCCTACCCGTGCTCCATTTGCACAGATTAGGGGAATGGAACTTGGTATTCCTAAGGGTGAAATATTAACTCCAGATGCTCATGTATCTATTGATCCTCGTACTATTGTTACATCAACTGATGCGTCAATACCGACTAGATTTACATTCCCAGCTCCAATTTATTTGGAACCTGCTAAACCGTATGCTCTAGTTATTGGTGCTCCTGCTAACGGATATGAGGTATTTACTGCTGAAATGGGGCAAACTGCTCTTAACGCACAAGCATTACCTAATGCTGCAGGTAGAGTATATGCTAATACAAACCTAGGTGGTTCACTGTTTAAATCGCAGAATGGTCGAGAATGGACACCATGCCAGTTTGAAGATTTAACCTTCAAACTTTACAGAGCGAAGTTTACTTCTACTGATGGTGTAATTACATTCCAAAACCCACCACTTAAATCGAGTAATGGTCAACTACCAGCACTGAATAAGAATCCTATACAAACACTTCCTAAGAAGGCTGCTATTGGATTTACAACATCGACTAATGCTGGACTGATAGGAACAGTATTTGTTCCTGGAAGAAAAGTTGGTGATAGTACAGCTAGTTACCGATATGGTTATATTGAAGATAAAGGTGGACCTGCATCTGGTACTGTTGGTATTGCTACTAATGGTCTTGGATATGGTACTCCTCTAGCACAAGTTAGAACCTTCAATATTACAGGTGATGGAACTGGTCTAAAACTAGGTCTGACAGTTGGTGCTGGTAATTCTACAATTACTGCTGCAACAATTGCTGTCGCTGGTAATGGATATAAAGTTGGTGATATGGTTGGTATTGTTACTGCTGATACAAGCGGTGCTGGTTCTGGTGCAAGAATTGGTATTAACTCCATCGCTGGTGTTGATACATTGTATCTAACTGGTATGCAAGCAGAAGAGTTTACCATTGGTGGTGATGTCAATTACTTCCATGAAGCTGGTTCTATTGTAGACTCTGGTGTTGATATTTACAGGTATGACGCTACTGGTAGTGTGTATACTGGTGAATATGCTAGAGTATCTTACTTCAACCACGGAATGTATGGTGTAGGTAATAAAGTTGAACTCAGTGGAGTTGAACCTAATACCCTACCAACTACAATCAATACAACAGTTAACTCTACTACTACCAATATATCAATTGCTGATAGTACAGGATTCGATGTATTTGAAGGTGCTCTAGTTAGTGCTGCAAACACTGCATATGCATTGCTTAATAATGAAATCATTTCTTATACTAGTGTTGGTATTAATACTTTAAGTGGTATCACTAGAGGTATTAATCAAACTCAATCGATTAATCATGATGAAGGATCAATTATCAAGAAATATGAGTTAGGAGGCGTTTCTCTTACTAAGATTTGTAAGTCTCATGATGTAGAAACTCTACAGAAGGGAATGGATGAATTCTTGATTAAGATTGATAGAGAAGGTAGAAGCACTGATATCTCTGGTATTAGTGTTCCACAATTATCATTCTCTGAGGATATATTTGGTGGCGGTGCAAATGCACATGCTTCTAAGAATATTCAATATGATACTATTACCCCAGTATATGATATTACAACTAGTGGTGGATCTGACAGTGCAACAGTTAATGTTAGAACTGTTAGTGGAACTAGTGTAGATGGTGAAGAAACATCATTCAAGGATCTTGGATTTATTCCATTGTCATTGAATGAGGCAACTAGACTTAATAGTACAAGAATTGTTGCTTCTGAGGTTAATGAACTTAATAGACTAACAAGTCTGTTTAGAAATAAATCTCTAACCACTAGAATTGCAATTTCTAATGGTGGCAATTTCTGGAGTTCTCCAATGCTTTGCCTAGCAACGGCGAAGATGCATTTCTCATCTAATAGACTTAATAAACCTATTGCTGATTATGCAACAGATGGTAGAGCAAATGCTCTCTATGGAGACCTACATACTTCATACTATATGTCTAGAGTTATTAGGATCAAACAACCAGCAACTTCATTAAAAGTTGTGTTTGATGCCTTTAGACCAGCATCTGTTGATTTCAGATGTATGTACAGTCTAATAAGGGGTGACTCTAGTGAAGTTGATCAGGCATTTGAATTGTTCCCAGGCTACTTTAACTTAGTAGATACTGATGGAGATGGGTTTGGAGATAAGGTAAGACTTACTCTACCTGGACCTGACGGTAATCCTGATAAGTTTATTAATCCTGAATCAGCGTGGAATGAGTATCAATATACTGCTAATGATCTATCACCATTCTCAGGTTTTGTTATTAAGATTGTGATGAATGGTACTAATCAAGCAGAGATACCTATTATTAAGAATGTAAGGGCATTGGCACTAGCATGATTAGGGTAGAAGGACATCCGAATTTATATAGAGACGAGAAAACTGGAGCTATCATAAACGATGATAGCTCTGGTTATTCTGCGTATATGCAGGCTAAAAGTAAAAAACGAATAGAACGAGAAGAGTTAGATAAGATGAAATCAGAGATTTCTGAGATTAAACAAATGCTTGCAAAAATTACAGAAAAATTATGAGAACAGGTCAAAGCGAATTTCTAAGATACCATTATGGTGGCAATGATTGCGAATTAAATCCAGCTACTCAGACAGAGCTGGAAATCTTAAGAAGTGATATAGAAAGACTCCACATTAAGATCGATCATTTAACAAAGCTTGTAACAGAGATTAAGAGATAAATACCTTATAGGATAATAGTCAGCATACAAGATGGCAGTATTTGTCTCTAATTTGCAGATTGAACAGGGATGTGATTTTGAGCATTTATTTGCTCTTGGTGATAATGATAATAATACTACCCTAAATCTGGCAGGTTTTACAGCAACAGCACAACTGCGTAAGTGGGCAGGTAGCACTACTAGTGTTTCTTTTGCATCGACAATATCTAGTCCATTGGACGGAGAGATCCAGATTTCGATGGCATCTACTATAACAACCGACATTAAACCTGGTCGTTACCTTTATGATGTGGTTTTGAATGATGGTACTAGTAAGGTTAAAGTCGTTGAAGGAATGATTAATGTTAGAGCAGGGGTAACAAGGTAATGCCATCTTTAAGAATTGGTACTGGCAGCCAAGTTAAGGTTATTGCCAGCGGCTCCTTAGGAGGCGGTGGAGGAGGAGGTAAACTAGTTTTACTTTCAGATGTTAATGCGAATAACTTAACTAACGGCAGTTTTCTGGTCTACGACTCAGCATCCGCTAAATTTATAACTCAAACTACTTTACCATCCACTACTATTGATGGAGGGGAATACTAATGTCAGCAACGATTCTGTTAAAGAGGACCAAAGGAACCTCACCTCCTACCGCAGCTCCAGTTGGTACTGGTGTATCGTTTGGTGAATTAGTTTACACCTATGATGTTACAAATGTAGGTGCAGGTAAGTCTTATAAGAAATTATATATTGGTCATCCAGACGGTAATACAAATCCTCCTATAGCAATCGGTGGTGAATACTACACCGATATGTTGCCAGATAACCCTGCTGACTTTGGTAAGCCAGTTGGTTCTAGGGCAGTTATTCTTAACCCACAGGGTAAGATTGACACCTGGAGTGTAGCTACTGACCTTCTAGTAGGTGCTGCAGCCACTGTATCGGGTGATTTAGCAGTTGCTGGTAATTTGAATGTCACAGGTGATTTAACCTATGACGAAGTAAATGCAAGAAATTGGAATATAACTGGTGTAGGTACTATCCCTACTCTTTATGTAACTGACATTACTGATACTCTTAACCTACAAAACAAGGTAGGTCTTATTAGTGCTCTTGCTGGTGTTGGTGGTACATTTAATGATTGGAATGCTACATCTGCACAGTTTGAACAGATTAATGTAAGTCATGCATCCACTACTAAGAACTTAACTATTAGTGGTATCTCAACGATTGAGAACAACTATGACTTTAGAACGCAGTTAATAAGAATTGGTAGAGAAGCAGGTAAATTAGAGACTGACGGTAATGATCGTCAGGGTATGTTTATTGGTAACTATGCTGGTAATCAGGCAGGTTTAGCAGTAAATACTAAGAGAAACATTGCTATTGGTAATAGTGCTTTCCAGAAAGGTGGTCAAACTAAGGCAGAATCTAATGTCTTCCTTGGTAACTTTGCTGGACAGGAAGCAGAAGGTTCTCATAACATCTATATTGGTGACAAGGTTGGACAGGATTTAGGTTCTCAGTCTGTTATTACTTATGGTGAGACTGGTGATGTCAGTAGTATTTCATTCTCTGATGCTAGTTCTCTTTCAAGTGATCCATACGATTACAGAGTCTATGGTACTACAGATAACTTCGCTAACCTACAGGGTGGTGACTGGGCAATTGCTATTGACCAACTAGGTGACCTAGGAACAATTAACAATGCTGTTACTGGTAACTTATCATTTAACATTGGTACTTGTACTAATGCTCACTTAGCAAAATTAATTGGTCAGCAATTTACAGTTAAGGGTCAGGATGATTTTGGTTTATTATCTGATATTGGTGACGCTATTTACCTATCCACTGGTAGTATTGGATTAACCGATACTTATGGATTCTTAGTTGTAAGATCAGGTATCACAACAAATAGTGGTAAGGAAGATCACGAGCAGAATATTGGTATAGGTCGTGAAGCACTATGGGGTGCTGGTATATCAACTAACCAGAGCAATAACATTGCTATTGGTGCGTTTGCTCTATACAATGTTTATGGTAATGATAATATTGCTATTGGTAATTCTGCTGGTACTCATAATACTGGTAGTAACAATGTTATCATTGGTAAAGGACAAGATGTTAGATATCCAGATCAAGACGATCAGTTAATAATTGGTTCAGGTGATGTTAAGTGGGTTTCTGGTAATAAGGACGGTTGGGTAGGTATCGGGACCACAACGCCTACAGCGTTGCTCGATGTAGATGGTGATGTCAATATCACTGGTGTTGCTACTGTTCCACAAATAGATGTTAATGATCTTGGTATAGAAGACATTAAGATCACTGTTGGTTTAGCAACTGATTTTGCTATTACTAATTTGGTTAACCAAGTTGGTATTATTACTAATGCCTACATTGATGTAGGTGTTGTAACATCATATGTTGGTACTTACTCTACTATCAGTGTAGTTGACATTGAGACTCTTGATGCTAGAGATGTAAACATTACAGGACTTGCTGTAACAGATACAGTTGGTACTGCTGCTACAATTACTAATCTGGATTTTGTAAATGTAGATGTTGAGGATATTAAGGTAACTGTTGGTTTAGCAACAGACTTTGCAATTACTAATGCTAAAATCCAATCTGGTATCATTACAGATACAGTTGGTACAGCTGCTACTATTAGTAATGTTGATTTTATCAACGCAGATATTGAGCAAGCAAAGATTGTTGCTGGTTTAGCAACTGACTTTGATGCTACTTACTTCCGTAATGAGGTTGGTCTTACTACTAACGCATACATCACAGTTGGTGTTGTTACATCTCTGTCTGGTTTCGGTGTTACTTACACTCAGGCTGACTTTGATTACATGGATGCCGTTTACGGCAAGATCACTGCTGGTGTTGTTACCTCTTTAGTCAGTACATACTCTACTATCACTGACTTAGATGTTACAAGAGATGCAAGAGTTGGTGGTGCTTTAACTGTAACTGGAGATACTCTCATTAAGGGTGACCTTAATGTTGAAGGTAATTTATCTTACCTTCAATCTCAAGTTATGCAAGTCAATGATAAAAACATTGAACTTGGTGTAACTACTAGTGGATCTCCTAGTGATGCTAGTGCTTCTGATGGTGGTATAACTCTTAAAGGTAGTACAGACAAAACTATTAATTGGGATCTATCAAGAAATGCTTGGACATTTAACCAGATACTCAATCCTTCTGCTGATGATACCTATGATCTAGGTACTGAAGATAGGGAATGGCAAGATATTTACATTGATGGTACTGCACATTTAGATGCTGCAGATATTCTTGATGCTAAAGTTACTGCTGGTATCATTACCTCTTTGGTTGGTACTTATGGTACTATCACAACTCTTGATGTAGAGAATTTAGACGCTCAAAATATAAACATTACTGGAGTTGCTGTAACTGATATTGTTGGTACTGCAGCGTCCATTACGACAGTTGATTTCAATACTGCTGATATTGTAACCGCCACAATAGGTTCTGGTATTGTCACTGATATTCAAGTATCTGGTGCTGCCACTGTAACTGGATTTGTTGACTTAAACGATAGTCTAGATGTAGAAAGAGATTTTAGAGTTGGTGGTGCATCAACATTCGTTGGTAATGTTACTTTCCAAGGTGGTGTAATTGGTCTTGGTGATTCTACTAGCGATGCTATTGTATTCAATGCAGACATCGATTCTAGTTTCATTCCTGATGATGATGACACTTACAATATTGGTGCTCCTACTCAAGAATGGAAGGATCTTTACATTGATGGTACAGCACATTTAGATGCTGCTGATATTTTAGATGCTAAGGTCACTGCTGGTGTTGTAACTTCACTGGTTGGTACTTACGCTACTATTACAACAGCACATGTTTCTAACTTAAGTGCTGATAGTTTATCCTTGACTGGGTTAGCAGTTACCGATGTAGTTGTTGCTACTGCAGCAACCTTCACAGGTGTTATCGATGTTAATCAAGGAGATATTGTAAACCTTACGGTTGGTGCTGGTTATGTAACCTCTCTATATGACTCTACTGGAGTTGTTGGAGTTAATACTCAGCATATGTTGAGTACTAATGGTTCTGGAGAACTTGAATGGAAGGAACCTGCTCAGATTGGTATTGCTACAGTCAACCCTGGTGACGATGTATGGTTTGTTGATACTCATGGTGTTGATGATAATGAACCTTCTCGTGGTCGTACTGATGACAGACCATTCAGAACTGTTCGTTATGCATTACAAAGAATTTCTAATAGGTATGACCACACTTGGGCTGGTGGTACTGCTACAAATGCAGTTAATGTTCAAAGTGGTGCTGAGTCTGGTAATCAGAAGTCTCCTAATGCAGCAGAATATGATGCTCAATACGGTAGATTAACTCTATCATTTGCATCTGCTCATGGTATGACAACAGGTGATACTATCACCCTTGATAACAATTCATTGACATTTACATGTTCAAAGAATGGTCATACTACTCCAGAAACATATCCTCGTGCTGGTATTGATCCTATTGCTGGTGTAACAACTGCTGTTACTGTTGTAGATTCTGATACATTCTATATCAATGTTAATGTTGCTCCTAATGTTAGAGGAGTTAATGAGACATTGAATATTGGTGGTGGTGTTTATGAAGAAACATTCCCATTAATTGTTCCTGCAGGTGTTACTGTTAAAGGTAATGGTCTTCGTGCTACTAAGATTGTTCCAACTTCTGCTACTAAGCAAAAGGATGGTTTCTTATTGAATGATAGGTCAGTTGTTGAAGACTTAACTGTCGCTGACATGTTCTTCAATACATCAGCGAATGAAGGTTATGCATTCAAGTTCCAACCTGGTATTGCTATTACCGCTAGATCTCCTTATGTTCAGCGTGTAACTGTATACAACAAAGGTAGTAATGTTACTGCGTCTGATCCATATGGTTATGGTTCAGCAGATTCTAACCCATCATCCTACATTGCTGGTGGTGGTGCTTATATAGATGGTTCTGAGGTAGACTCAGGATCGCTTGAGGCAGCGATGCTCTTCAATGAGGTTACATTTATTGTACCTAACAGTAAGGGCGTTGTAATGACCAATGGTGCTCGTGTAGAGTATCTAAACGCATTTACTTATTTTGCTTCTGAAGCGATTAAAGGTATTTCTGGAACTGCTGGTATCCACTCTGCAGGTCAGACTAGATTAAGATTGACAGGTATTACAACTGTTGGTGTTGGTAATACAGTTACTCTTTATGATACTGATGGTACTACTGGATTAGGTACTGCTATTGTTGCATCTTATGATGGAACTTACATAGGTGTAACTGGTAAGCAAACTGGTTTCGAGGTTCTTAATGCTAGAACTGCTAAGACAGTAACATTTAATGACGGTGCTCAACTAGACACATCTGTTAAGAAATTTGGTACAGCATCACTTAAGTTGGATGGTACTAATGATTCTATCAGTGTTCCTTCTAGTGGTGATCTTGGATTTGGTACTAACACAGACTTCACAATTGAATTCTGGGCATACTCAAATACAACTGGACTCTCTAGTGCTACTCTATTTGACTTAAGAACAAATGGATCTGATACTGCTGGTTTAAGTCTTGCTTACCGTGCTGCTGGTGAAGTTGACCTAAGAGTTGGTACAACCACTGCTATTACTGGATCTGGTGCTGGTATTGCTACTGGTGCTTGGAAGCACTATGCTATCGCAAGAGATGGTACAGACACAAGACTATTTGTTGATGGTACTCAGAGAGGTATTAAGACTTCAGATACTACAGATTATGGTTCATCTAAAGGTTTAGTAATTGGTGCTGACTTTGACGGTACATCAAATGCTGTTACAGGTTGGATAGATGACTTTAGAGTAGAGTATGGAGTTGCTAAGTACACATCAAACTTCACTGCTCCTACTGCTGAGTTAACAGGTGATAAGGATACTGTTTTACTCTTAGACTTTAATGGTGCTAATGGTATTACCACATGTACTGACGATGTAATCCGTAATCAGGATATCAGAATCGTTCAAGCAGGTGGTGGTATCGGAACTGCTACTAAGGTAACCCTAGCAGATTACAGTCAGTTCGGTGCTGACATGCGTTCTGTTGGTTGTGCTGTTGAGTATGGTCAGAAGGGTGTAATTGCTGATGGTGATGGTGTTTCATTAAGACTATTTGCTCTTAACTTCAACCATGTTGGTGCAGGTGCAGATATCACCAATGATCCTAACCTAGCAATACAAGCTAATGAGACTACCGAACTTAATAACGGTGACATATCTTATGTAAGTATTGACCAGAAGGGAGACTTCCGTGTTGGTGAGGCATTCTATGTTGACCAAGAAAATGGTACTGTATCATTCTCACAACAGGTAACCAGTCTTCAGGCACTATCAAATCTAACCATTACAGATGGTACTGATAGCAGTAGCGTAACACCTACAAGTGGTACATTCGGTAACATCCAGATTTCTGGAAATAGTATTGAATCTACAACAGGTGATATTAACATTGACCCTGCTGGTGCTGGAGATATCAACATTACTGGTGATGTAAATGTCTTAGGTATCTTAACTGCTACAGTTATTCAACTAGATGCATTCCAGAAGAATGATACTTCTATCGTTCT